CACTTGTCGTTAATCAGCCTTGAGAGGCACCCCCTTCCTTTACCTGGTCAGCCTTAGGGGCACCCCTCCCCTCCGCACCCCTTTCCTTCCCACGGAGGGTATTTACTGAAATGAAACTTCCTTCCTTCTTCGTTAGCACCACAGGAAGGAAGGGAAAACCCGTTTTTGGGTGTTTTAGGGGTTTTTAGGGGGTTCCCCCTTCGTTTTTTCCTATGTGGATTTCGGGGTAGTTACAAGTCAAATAGGATAGTTTTCGTTGGCATAGCGTTAAAAAACAAGGGGTAGTTATGTTATCTTGCCTGTGGTTCTTGGTATGGTATGCCTAATGCCTGGTATATGGATTGCTCGGTGTCTCCTGCTATTCTTTTCCCTTGCTCATTGAATAGACCGTCACCATTAGCCTTCAACTGCCAACCTTTTCTCTTGGCTGCTATGGCTAGTCTGATATTGTTCTCCTTGCTCCCTGTCCTTATTAAGAGCAACGTTGACCATGAGGCTGGGGTTGCGATGTAGATGTCAATGTCTATGTTCTCGGTTGGTAGATGGACTCTCTTGATCTTGTCACCGTTGGCTTTCAGCTCACCGATGGTGGTTAGTAGTGATGTCATTATTGTCGGTGTGGCTATGTGCCTTACTGCAGAATCCTTTGGTATTAACACCATATCTATGTCGTGAACGATTGGCTTCTCTCTCCTTATGCTTCCGACTATCTCTATCCTTTCACAGTGTGGTGTTAGTAACTCCTTCACTCTCTCGGCTATTGGTCTTGCTGTCTCTAGTCTCATTGGTCTCTCCTTTCATTGCTGTCACATTTCTGGCGAGAATTGACAGCAATTCAAACATAACGTGCCGACTCTCACCCACCGGCGCTTGATTCGGACATAGCAGGCCTTGACGTCTCCCTTGCGGACCCGGGGCTGTCCCTTCCGCCTCGGGGTTTTGACGCCGTTCGGGCAAAAGTAATGGGGTTGGAGTTTCATCACGGAGCTCCCAGGGTTAGCGTCTGGCGGTACTGCCACTCCCGGAGGCTGTATTCAGCATCGATGTCCATTACCCGATACTTCTTGCTGGTTATACCGCAGCGCTTATCGGTGACGGTGATGACGTCGTATAGCTCCTGGCCGCAATTGGGGGGGACGGTTATTTGACCCCCCTGAGCTGGAAGGGACCCCTTTCGGAGGATGGCGTCGGCTCTCTCCTGGGCCCTGGTGGCTGTCTGCAGGTTGGGGTCATAATCCTGGCTGAAGGTATCGATGCCGAGCTGGAGGTTGGTCCAGTCGAAGGCATCCTCGACGATTCGGTTATCATCAACATCTCTGCCGATGGCTCTGGCTCGGGTCAGGGGGACGGCCTGGCGATATTCGCCCTGGAGGATGACGTGGGTTATGCCGTATGAATACGAGCTCGCCTCATCGGCTCTGAGGTCTTTGAGGTATGCTTCATTGCCGGTAAATACCAGGCTATCGGGAATGAAGGAAAGGATACGTCTTAACGCTGAATCCCCTGCTGTTCCTGGCTGGAGGGTAAAGTCGGGATATAGGTTGTCGACCGCGGAGCTCCGGGGGACACCTGCAGGGCTGGTGAGGTTAATGCCCCACCGGCAAATAATCTCCTGGACAATCTCCCACACCGTCTTGTTTGCTGGCCATCGCATAAGAAATCGTGAGGACCACTGAGAGGCTAGTCCCTGGCCGTCAAGGCAGAAGAGCTTGAGGATTGAGATGTTGGGGCTGGAGGAATACTCCCAGGAATCGAGCCAATATCTACCAACCTCTACCGCCTCATTCCCCGCGGTGGTTTTGTAGCCCAACTTAAGGGCAATTTCGCTTCTTCTCTCGGGTGGGGTGGCATACTGAGCCTTTGAGTTGTCAAGCTCGATAGTAAGCGTTGGTGATGTAGAAATAGAGATGATATCGGGGGTGAGGTCCAGCGGAGCTGCAGCTGCCCTGGGGCTACGCCATACTCCGTCGGGACGCTCCAGCCACCAGTAGTCGGTGGTGCTCTGGAGCCTCATACCATAGCTGGAACTAACATCGAGGAAGGGTCTGGGCTCAGTGAAAGCCATAGAGCTGAACTCTGAACCTCTGACGGCGTGACAGATTAGCGGCCTGGTATATGCGGTTGTGCCGGTGAACTTCTCCACGCCAACAATAAGAGTATTCTCATAATCCTCCGCTGCAGCGGGCAAGTGGCAATCGGGGTATTCATAGGTGATGCCCTCCCCTTCCGGTGCGGTGATGAACGGGTCTACATCGGTGAAGGTATAGGTATTATCGAACTGCTGGCGATAGAGGCCATAGAGGTTGTAAGGGTCTCCGGATTCCCAGGCGGCGACTACCAGGTCAACGTGGTCCGGAGTGTAATAACAGCCCGCCCCGAAGTTATCACCCCAGGGATGCTGGACACTGCCTAACCAGGTGTGCTCACCGGTGCTTTGGTCTGTGGTATCGATGACGATGCCGTTTTGCTGCCCGGCCTTGAAGGCAAAACAAACTACCTTGCTGGTATCTCCCCACCAACAGGCGGTCATAGAGAGGACATCGGTATAGGCTGCAACGAGCTGAGCGTTGGACCAGGTGTCACCATGATCATGACTGTAGTATTTCCAGAGGACATTTCCAGTGGTGCGGTAGAAGATGTAGACTTTGGCGCCATAAGCGGCGATGGCACAGGGACCCTGGCAATCCGCAGCTAGCTGAGCCCACTGAGTATAATCGCTGGCTTCGCCTGGTGTAGTTACCTTCTGGCGGTAAAGGTTGCTGCCATTAACCCTGATGCGGTGCATGCTGCCCTGGCCATCGAAGGCGATGCCATGGTGATTATCGGGTTCGCTGCCGGTATAAAGTCTGGTCCAGGATAACCTCTTGATGCCCTGGTCAAAGTCATAGACTTTAGCCTCGACATAAGGGAGCCGGTCGGGCTTCTTCTGGGCGGCTAGTAAGGTGGAACTAAGAGTTCTCAAATTCTAAATCCTAAACTCTAAACATTAGAAGAACAGCACCTGAATGAGCCTGGCGATGATTATCCAGGCAATGACGCCTGCTCCTCTGCCACCCAGGTAGTAGTGATATTCGCCATTGACGATATCCTTGTAATAGTCTGCGGACATGCCATGGCGTGGTGGCCAGGGGCAAAGAATCTCAAAGAAGCCAACGATGAAGGAATGCCACTCATCATCGGTATCCATAAAGGTATTAAGGATTCTTTTTATTTGTTTCCACTGGTTCATTTTCTCTTCTCAACCTCACGGCTGATGAAGAACCAGCCGACATAGACATTCAAAGCGGTAAAGACCTTCCAGAAGACATCCAAATTAACATCGCTGAATAGGGCAAAGCCGCTATAAGCGATAATGGCGATAATGCAGGCACAGGCGATAAACTGCCTGGTCCAGGCTTTAGAATTCGTCAATGTCAAATCCCCCTTAATCCCCCTTTTCTAAAGGGGGAGCTAATTCCTTTATATCAGCACTCCCAGGGTATCGGGGACTGGCTTGTTAGCCTTCTCATAGTGCCGGGCTAAATGCCGGGCTGCCTGGATTATTTCCTCGGGATCCGCCTGGACTCTCTCCCCACGATATCCGCCTCTGCTCAAGCTTGCCACCGCTGCCGCGTCCCAATCGACGGTCTTCTCGATATCGAGCCTGCCCTGGAGGCTTCTGAAGATGGCTTTGGTATGATGGGGGAGCTTCCAGGTCTCGGGTTCTTCGGGGTCTCCGACGATGGCGAAGGCTTCCCTGGGAAGTCCCTCTTTGGTTTTCTCCTTGCTCATTGATTCTTTTACTTTAGACATGGTTTCCTCCTTTTGAGATTGCTTCGTCGCTGCGCTCCTCGCAATGACATGGGCTAGTGCTTGTTTTACTTTGCTCATTGTGCTAAACAGTGTGCTCATTCATTTATTCTACCCGACTTTCCAGAAAAAGGCGTTAGACATACTTGCTAGAATATACACAGTTGCACCACTAACTTGTTGACAACGCAGGTCTACATGGTCGCCAGCAGCTAAGTAAATAATTTGTGGTAGGGTTCGCTGACAATATGAGGCAAGGAGGGCAGGGCTGTCCCACGCAAGTGTTTCAAGTATGTTAACTCCATTCTTATAGAATTTTACACTCCGGTCTCCTGTGGCGTTGTTATACCAATTGACTACACCTAGCATTAGGTAATAACCAGCTTTCTTTGGTGTAAAGTAACAACTAGGAGCAGTTGTAAATTCCCCCTGTGTGTCAAACGCTATACTAGACAAAAGGACAAGAGTCCAATTGACATTAGTAATAGGTTGAGCACTTTGCAACGCTACACTACACCCCGACTGCTTCGGCAGGTCGATTATGCCGTCTTCGTGCATGAGGAAGCCCTCTACCCCTGCAACCTTGCCGTGGACTTTGTCTTCATCGGCGGTTTGTTCAACATCCCAGCTGGTGTCGGCGTCGGCATCCTGAATCTTAGTTCCGCCTCCCCCTCCTCCTGAGCTGCCTGCTGGCCAGGAAGCTACGACGCAAGCATCCCGGGGATTCCCGCCTGGAATGGCTACCAGGACGTAATTGCCGACGACCATCGCCTGAGGGGCAATATTTATGGCAACATTGATGTTATCCAGATAAGTTGTCAAAGAGCCGACGAGCTGCACACCTGCCCTGTGGGTATCGGCATTCCAGGTCTTCAGGATGCCAAGCTCAAGCATCGGTGTAGAACTCCTTTGAGATGACATGGCTATTCCTGCTGATAGCTTTGAGCTTCTTCTCGTAGCGATTGAGTCTCTCCTGTCCCCACTTCAGGAAGTTGATGGTCGCCCACTTACCGGCGATGCTGGCTCTGTCTACGGTGTAGGCTGATGCCGATGCTGCCAGATATCCGGTAGCTCCTAAGACGATGAGCTCCTCGAACTGAGTGGGGATAGTGGAGGCCTCGGCGTCGAGGGTGTGGTCCTTATACCATCTTACCCGAGCATCATCTCCGTTGCCTTTATCCTGCATATAGAGGGTGGTTTTCCAGAGCTCAACCCTCTGGTAGCAAGGCGGGTCTTCACCGATGGGGAACTCAACGAACTCCACGCTGATTAAGCCCTCGAGGCTGGAGATATCGAACTCCCTGCTGCCGTCGGTGGTAGCGATATCGGTTGACTCCATTTGCGGATAAGCTAACGAGAACTCCCTGACGACACGCTCGATAGCTCCGTCCACCTGGTCATTGGTCCAGCGATAATTAGCCTCGTCTTCGTCCTGCAGGTCCTCCCGGACCCTGGTTCTCATTTCGGTTAAGTTCATAATTTCAAATCCCCCTTAATCCCCCTTTTCTAAAGGGGGGAGGGGAGGGTCGGTCTCTCTCCCGTCCTGTCTCCCCTCCCCCTATAGGTAGGAGGTTTAAATGAATCTACCAGCCTCCCTGGTAGACAGCTTACTGGCCGGTGCGACCCCGTAGTGATTGGGACCAAGAGGACTTCTTTACGCCAGGTCGTGTGTTCCGCTCTCCCTTCAACGGTGCGAACGTTGCCCGCTTCTTAACTTGAAACCTGGTATAGACGGGACGTATCCTCTCCTGAAGCCCGCGGGCCCGCGCCAGCAGTTTCATTTTAGGCGCTTCTCACTCCCGTCAGCATGGCCGCTTTAACGGTCGAAAAGAGGGCTAGTGATACATACCACTTCACCCTGGTCCGGGTAGCATCCTTGCCCTCCAATGAGCCAAGTCTCTCTACCTGGAGCATCTCGGGGCTGGAAAGTCCGCACACGCCGCCCTCTCCCATCTGGAAGGCGAAGATAGCGGAGCAATCCGCTGAAGTGCCGACGCTGTAGGCGTCGTTCACCCAATCGTTTACGGCGATGGGGATGCCGTTATAGAGCTGAATCTGCTCCATAAACATGCCAGGCCGGGTCTCGAGGATGGCTCCTGATGCCCTGATAAGGGACTGGAGCTTCCTGCGGCTCCTCTTGCTCATTAAGAGCATGGCGGGCTTACCGCCTCTGACCAGGTCGATGAGCTTATCCAGGTTGTCCAGGGACATGGTGGCACCGTTAGCTCCTGAGCCAAGATGGCCGCCAAAACGGCAGGTCCAGGTAACGGTGTTATCCGTAACGGTGGCCCCTTCCACGATAGGCCAGGTCGGCGCAGTGGTGGCGTGAGTCGTGCCGGCTACGGTGCACTCATACCTGAAGCCGTTCTCAAGGCCTGCGGTGGGGACAACGAAGTCTCCCAGGGCTTTGACGGTGGCTGTCGTCCAGGCGGTGCCTTTGATGATGAGATACAACCCTGAGGGCTGTTCCGATGCACCGGTGCCGTTAAGGAAGGCGTTCTCGAACTCATGCTGGACGGCCTTAGCCTTCTGCTCGATGACGGCGGTCTCAAGGTCCTGGACATTGCTCCTGGTAGTCTTGAGGAAGTTATCGACATCGGCGTCTCCGCCGAGGATTTGAAGGGTAGCGGTTACCTGCTCGAACGCCGGCTCGGACTGAGTCCAAGTTCCGGTTACCGGGGCATACCAGCCGACAGTGGGGAGGGTCTTCTCCCGGTTGTATATCAGACTGTTACCGACAATCTGAATGAAGGGCAGCTCCTGCAAAATGGGGCTGTCCTTGATGATGGTCTCGATGATGCCCTGTAGCAGAACATCATTAGACAGTTTACTTGCTTCTGCTAAAGATATACTCATAGTTTAGATTGCTTCGTCGCCTTCGGCTCCTCGCAATGACGGGGCTCAGGCAACTACTCCTCCTTTTTTTGAATTCCAGCGGCGATTTTATCCCTGGGGGACATTCCCTCGAGGGGGATGGTGCTCCTGGTTGGAGCTCCCGCGGGGATTTTGGCTTTTGAGGCTTCGGATTCCAGGGACTGCTTAACCGACGACACCATGGCTTTGCCCCTCTCTATGGAAGCATCGATTTCCGCGATGGTCCCTCCAACGATGATGTCCTGAGGGATAGTGGGATTGAGGGCTTTGGCCATATTGAGGTATTTGGAGACAGCCTGGTCTCTGGCTTCCTTCACCGCAGCGAGCTCAGCAGCCGAAGCTTCGCTTGACTGCTTCGCTTCGCTTAACGCCGTTTCGAGCCCGGCGAGCTTAGCGTCCCTCTCGGCAACGGCTTGCTCCAGAGCAGATTTGGCCTTCTGCTCCTCATCGAGCTGAGCCTTGATATCAACGAACTCGTCGGGTGTTGAAGCCTTGTCTTGAATTCCATCTAGCATAAAGTTCCTCCTTGTTATTGAGCTATTATTCAGGCGCTTCCATCTCCGCGGCAACCGCTCTCTCTCTCGCTCCGCCACGTGTGGACGCAGCCCTAAACTCCTGATTCATTGTTAAGATTTTCTCCCTCTCCTCAAGCCACCTGGTGAACTCTTCCTCGGGGTCCATAATTCCCATCTCGTCCATAGCCGTCCTCCTGGAGTGGACACCTGCCTGGACAAGCAGCTGCTCGTTCTGAGCCTGGCGCTGGGTATCCTGAGGCAAGATTACTCCCCACACGACTCGGTGGGTGATGCCGTCAAAGTTCTCATTCATATATTTCGCTGCCAATCGCAGCATCATCTCGGCTCTCTGGTGATAGGCGTTTGTCCTGATGGTCCTTTTCCTGGTCACCTTCTGAATCAAGCTCCCTAGCTCAATCTGCATCGCTGCTCCTGACAGGTCCCTCTCGGTGCCGCCATAGGCTGCCCTGGGGGTTTCGGAGATATCATGAAGGGTGCGATAAATCACATCGATGTAATCAATGTGCAGCCTGATGCCTCCCCCCTCGAGTAAATCTAACAGATAGGCTTTGGCGTCCTCGGGTATGGTCCATACCGCCCCCGGCTGCACCTTGATATCCTCTGCTGAGCCGACGTTCTCCAGGACGGCGATAGGATTACCTGACAATTCCAGGATCCTGCTGAGCTGCGATAACGCTCTATTGAGCTCCCGCTGCGGCTGAACGACTGAGGGGATATCGGAGGTCCCCCAGAACTTCTTCGGCTCACGGAGGTTGGGGAAGATGATGAAAGGGATGAAGCCGTAAGGATTCGGCTTTGACTCAATGCGGTCATTATCCAGGAAAAGCTCGAAGTCCTTTGTGGTCCATACTTCGGTAATGGTGGCTGCCTCCTTGGTGATAGCTACTCCATAAAGCATATTTACTTCGTCCTGGGTGAGGGTATATCTCGAGGCCACTCTCCACACCCTGGACATATCATCTCCAAGCCACCAGGCGTAAATGCCGGCGATATCGGGTGCGGTGACTTTGATGCGCTTCTCGTCGCTGTCCCAGATGACCTTATAGCAGCCATCGCCCAGGATAGCGGCGTCAATCTCCGTCTCCCAATCTAGCTGCTGGAGGTTGTTCTGTTCGTAAACATCCCGGAGGAGCTGCTCGGCACGGTTTGCCTGGGCTTTGAGCTCATCGAGTTCCTTCCCCTTCGTTTCACTCAGGGTCAGGACTGCGCCTGCGGGATAGCAGGCGCAGGTCAATCCCTGCATCAAATAGCTGGTCACCTTATCGATGGCCACCTTGGCGTAATTAAATACCAACTGGCGATTGCGGCTGGTCTGCTGCCATTGTTTGCCGCTATAGAAGTCGAGGTTGGTGCGGTATTCTGCCAGCCTGGCGGTATCAATGCGAGCTAGTTGTGACGGGTTAAATTCAATCATCTCTGAGGCCTCCTTTAGCTGCCCTGGGGCTGAAGTCTTTGGCTCCTTCCACTACCAGGGCAAGACTCATTAAAAAGTCGTCGTGCCCCTCCAGAGGGTCAACGAAGAAATTCATTGTCTGGTTGGGGCGGTATTGTGCTTTTGCTCTCTCTAACTGAAACATCATCTCCTTATACTCGGGGCTGCCGTCCTGCTTGTAGAGCTTCAACCTGGAGCTGTTGACGAACGACAACACTTCAAATGCCATGTCTGACTTGCTCTTTTGCGTGAACGTGAACGGCTTTATCTTACTGCCGAGCTCCTTTCTCAAGAAACTGGCTACTGGCTGGCCGATGCCGGTGGCGTCCACCGTTACACTCTGGCAATTCCAGTTCTTCAATATGCCCACCATTTGAGCGTATAGCTGGCTGTGAGGCGTTCCTGTCCACTGATAGTGCTCTACCACGCTAACGATGGGCTCCTTCTGTATCGATGGCCACCTTGCGGTGGCTATTTCTGCGATTGTGATGACTGTTGAATCTATTTTTTTCTTGGCCGACATTAAGGCTGCCTCTCTGGTTTGCTCCCTCTCACCGGCAAGGTCTATGCCGGCGATGTAGGTTTTGCCTGGCTGTGGCTCTTTAAGGCGGGGATGATAACTCATCATCAAAACGATTTGCTGCCGGGTTAGGAATCCTCCCCCACCGGTTATAGGGAGGAGGAGGTATTGCGTCCTGAAGAGAGGATGGTCTTCACCCAACCTGTCTCTTTCGCTCTCGACGTATCGCTGATAATCGGGGTTATATTTTGCTACTTCCCGCCAGTCATAAGAGAAATGACGCTTGATGCTGTCCTTCCTGGCTAGCTCAAGATTTGCTTGCTTGATTTCCTCGAGTAAAGTGCTATCGTCCCAGGTTGTGCCGTAATGAACAGTCGTGACATTAGTGGAGCTGCCCATCGGGCGAAACTCCTTGGTATATTTCTCCTTGCTGACGTCCTGCGATTCGTCAATCTCAAGCAGGATATCGGCGGTATGGCCGACTACCGAGGTCGATTCCTCTGCTGATAAGAATATCTGCTTTGCTGAGCCCAGGACGATCATATAGCCCATTTCGGTGTGATAGATGCCGTCAAAGCCGAACTCGTCCAGCCTCTCCTTTAGCCTCTGCATCGATATGATTGTCTGCGGTTTGAAGGTTGGCGAGCATTTGACCAGGCTGCCACCTTTGGCCATGTATAAAGTTAGCAATAGGATCTCGAGGTGAGCTGATAATTCATTCTTGCCACCCTGGCGGGCAATCTCGACCGACAACGTCATTCCCTTGCTGCCCTGGATGCTGTCCAGGACTGCCCTGGCTACTTCCTGCTGATATGGCCTTAGCTTCATTTCATTGCCTTCATGCCTAAGTTAATCCCTAAGGGGATGGCAACCTCTGTCAGCACTTTAGCGATCGCATCCTTTAAGGACCGCTTTTGCTCGCTGGTGATTTGATACCTGGTTCGAATCAGCCTGGCAATGGTGTTGGCTGCCTCTAGCTGGAGGTCAATCCGCTCAGGCTCACTCTCCACCAGCTCGCGGAGCTTTACCCGGAGCAAAGCAATCTCCTCGTCGAGTCCCTCGACGAAGCCTGCTTCGTCTAGCTGGAGTCTCTCCGCCTCGGTTAACGCCCGGCTATAAAAGCCGTGCTTACGAGCGTTTTGGTTCTTTGGCTGAGCTCCTGGTTTTTTGACCATCTTTTTTTAACTCCTCTACTTTTGCCTTTACCAGGCCGTAGACTAGGACATGGGCGGCCAGGTTGTAGTCCTGGCGTTCTAAAGCAACCTGCAGTAGTTTCATCGAGCTAGCCCTCCTTTTTTCTAGCGACGTCACGGTCAAACTTCTCCCTGACCGCCTGGGAGATCCAGGTCCCGATATCGACACCGGCGATTGAGGCTCCTGCTTTGGCTAACCTGCGAGCCTCCGCATCAAATCTCCTGATGTGATAGCCGTCATCCCGGTATTTTTTAGTGTTTGATAATCCGTCCATATTTCCTCTCTATGAAGGTGTTTTTATTGACTACCGGTAAAGGTTGCTGCTGCTCTTTTTCGCCCTGCTTCGCTTCGCTTTGCGCTGAAATCTGATAGCGGGTATTCCTGCCTTCTCCGAGCCTGGTAATGGTTACCCGTGCCCAATTTATGTCGTGCGGTATAGTGCTCAAAACTGTCATTACTTCCTCCCCGAACTCCCATTGAAAAGTCTCGCCCTCAACGATAAGTCTCGCCTGGTATCTCCATCGCTTCGGGATTCCTGCGAGGCAATAGGGGCATCCCTCGCCGAGGCAAAGCTCGCTTCGCTTACCGGTCCAGTGTTTGGCAACACTCTGCACTGAGCTAAAGTCGATGGTGGCATTAACGGTTTGACCCTCTTTGAGCTTGACCCACATCTTGTGCCCCCTCTCTTTTTATTTCTGGACTTTGTGTTTTTACTGCTTATACTTAAGCTTAAGCTTAAGCTTTTACTTACACTTTCACTTTTACTTATGCTTAGGCTTCCGTCGAGCAGGCTAACGACGTTTTTGAGGTGCTGTGGAACTACATCGAGGTATATGGCGGTGGTGTTGATGTTGGAGTGACCGAGCAGCTCCTGGACTGCTCTGAGCTGTGCTCCTCTTTCGACCAGGGATGTGGCAAAGAAGTGGCGGAGGGTGTGAGGGGACAAATCTGGAATACCGACGGCAAGAGCGTATTTCTTGACTACATTATAGAGCTGTCGGGCTTTAATGGAGAATAAAGGATCCATGGGGCTGAGCTCTTGCTTCCTGATATAGTCTGACACCGGTTTGGCCAAAATGAGTGACAGAGGGATGGCTCTATCCTTGTCGCCTTTTCCGCTGCGGATCCGGATATAACCCTGGGCCAGGTCGCAATCGCAGCAGCGGAGGTTAAGCAGCTCTGACTCTCTTGCTCCTGAGAGAGCCAGCATTAAAATGATCAAGCAATCTCGCTCGCTTAGCCTGGCCCAATTATCGCTGCGGTTAGCAGCCACCTCAAGCATTGAATTCACCTGAGCTGTTGAGTGATAGGTGGGTAGATGACGGGGTTTTGGGAGCTTTAGTTTGAACGGGGATCCCAGAAACTCAAGAAAAAGTTTGATGGCATGATAGTAAGCAAGATCAGTAGTGGGTTTGCGGTCCTGATCCCTGAGATAAGCCAGGAATCGTTTTGCCTGGTAGGGAGTTACCGGCTGCTCCCCGATAAAGTCCTGGAAGGACCTGAGGCGCTGAGTGACCTCCCGGCGATATTTTGGAGTGGTGTGCTGCAGGGATAGCTCGTCGAAGTAGTTGGCGAACTGGGAAATGGTATTGATTTGTAATTCTAGCATTTAGCAAAACCTCCTCTCGCTCTCGGAGGAAAGTATAACGGGAGGAGACATTGCCGATAATGATACTAATCGGCAATCTTGAATGGTTGAAGGGCGAGGTGAAGGTTGGAAGCTTCGTCCTGCCCTGGGAAACATGGGAGGATTATAAATTTAAGTGGTTGTGGTTGTCAAGGGGGGTTTGCGGTATAGTATGCTCTTATGGAAAAGCTTCGCTTTCTATGCTTCGCTTCGCTTCTCGCCGTGATTTTCGCGCTGCTGCTGGTTGGGGACTCCCCTACCCTGGCAACCGAAGATCCTCCCCCCTCCAGCTCTGCCAGCATCACCATCACGATGACCACTCCGCCTCTCCCTTAAATACCCGGCAGCACCTGTCACCGGGTCTGAGACCCGCTAGGCACAAACTAGCTTGACGAACCACCGGGGGCGAAACAAGTTACCCTTAGAATTTCAACAACGGTGACATATGTCAACGTTCTTTGGCTTGAACTACCCCAAAAGACAGGAACGAAAAAAAAGGCGTATTCTGCGAGCATTACCATCACGATGACCACTCCGCCGCTACCGGAATAATTCCCTTCCTTCCTGTGGTGCTAACGTTCCGAAGAAAATGCGTTCCTGAGGCGTCCCCTGGGGCTAACCCTCCCCTCACTCCACGACTAACGCCCAGGAACGCTAGGCCGTGGCACCAGCGGTTCAGGGTGGTAGGCATACATCTTCCCCCCCGCTGGTGCCACGCACTAGAACAAAAACGATAGCACTGGCACGGTGTTCGCTGATTGAAGTGGACACCTAACACTAACAACCGTGCCACTCCTGCGCACCAAGTTCCTCGCACCACACAACCTAAGATGACCCAGCCGTCGACCCAAGCTTAAAATAGAACCTAGTTGGCGGCCGTGCATAGCTTCATAAGAAAACTAGCGCTTAGATTCCTTTTACCTTAAATACCCTCCTTCCTTAAATACTTTCAGTAAATACCCTCCGTGGGAAGGAAAGGGGTGCGGAGGGGAGGGGTGCCCCTAAGGCTGACCAGGTAAAGGAAGGGGGTGCCTCTCAAGGCTGATTAACGACAAGTGAGAGCTGATGAGGGGATTAGTCTAGGAGCCACGAGGAAATGTGAAGGGATACCTCTATCAATCAAGGGGGGTGCCTCTCAAGGTAAACCCAAGACCCAAATGCCTTAGAACCACACAGGCTGACGAGGGGTGGTGATGAGGGGAGGGGTGCCTCTAGTGCTGAGCCACGACTGGTAAAACAACCTGGTATGGTAGATTAATCACACGACTATCAATCAAGGGGGGTGCCTCTCAAGGTGAACCCAAGACCCGAATGCCTTAGAACCACACAGGCTGACGAGGGGTGCCCCTAAGGCTGACCAGGTAAAGGGATGCATCACAATGGTGAACAATGGTGATGACTGGCTATGGTGAATGGTGATGACTGGCTATGGTGAATGGTGATGACTGGCTATGGTGAATGGTGATGACTGTGCTGTGCTCCTTCTATGCGGTGCTCCTTCTTTATGGTGAATGGTGATGACTGTGCTGTGCTCCTTCTATGCTGTGCTCCTTCTTTATGGTGAATGGTGATGACTGGCTGTTGTTATGGTGTCCTTGTTGTTTGACTCCCCCTTAATCCTTTTAACATCCCTTAGGTATCATTTGTCCCTACAACGACAAGAATAGGTGCTGTCACATTTCAACGGGAAATTGGCGAGGGCGGGCGCCCGCAGCTCCGCCGGACGGGCGCCCGCATCCCAATTAAGCTATACCATAAGTGCGGGGCGAGGGCGGGCGCCGACTTTTTTTGGGAAAACGAAAGAACCTCACGGGTGAATACCTCTCTTATAAGAAGCAAAACCCTGATTTTGCCTACAGTATGTTGAAATTATCACCCGTGAAGGATCTTTCATTAAATTATCACTGGCAAAGACCCGGGTAGTGAATACCTTTATTAGAAACGCCGCCTGCGTGAAAGACGCAGGCGTTTCATTAAATTATCACTACAGTTCCTTCACAGCTGAATACCTCTTTTATAAGAAGCAAAACCCTGATTTTGCCTACAAAATGTTGAGATTATCAGCTTTGAGGGAACTTTCCTTCAAAAAAACTTTGCCAGTGAATACCT